TTTGGATCGTACAATCAGTGAGATGTACACCGTTGGTGGATTGGATATTTACGTCCACAAATACTTGGGCCCGCAAGGAGCCGGTACAGACAACGGCAATAACGATGCTACAATACCCAACTACACAACCTTAGATGTGTTGCACATTGAAGATTTATTGTTGTTAGAAAACCGTGATCGTGTGTATGCTCCAGACGTGTTTGTCATGCGTGGTGTTTACCGTACTCAAGACGTAGATTTTGATCTAACACAATTTGGTTTATTTTTAAACGGCGACACACTGTTTATTACTTTTCATTACAATGACATGATTGATACGTTTGGGCGCAAGCTCATGTCAGGCGATGTAATTGAAGTCCCAAACTTACGAGATTATCATCCATTAGACACTACCCTGGTCAAGTCATTGCCTAGATATTATGTGATTCAGGATGCCAACTATGCCAGCGAAGGATTCAGTGTTACTTGGCAACCGCACTTGTGGCGCATCAAAGCCACACCAATGGTCAATGCTCAAGAGTACAGCCAGATTATCAATCAACCATTCATGCCCGAAAATATTTGGGACAATGGAAATTTTTACCCACAAGGTGAAGTGGTCAACAACGGTGGCATTTATTACACTGCCAACAAAAATGTTCCGCCTGGCACAGATATTACCAATACAGAATATTGGACTGCAACTACACCTGCCACAGTGGGAGATAAACAAAGCACCAGACCCAAAGATTTGGCCATCAATGATGCTATACTTACTCAGGCCTACCAAGACGTTCCACTCAGTGGCTACGACAATGTTAAATTTTATATTTTACCAACTGGGCCCAATGGTGAACCGGCGGCTGCTGGGCTCACTGCTGATAGTACCAACGTCACAGTAGATGGTACAGAACCTGGTGAAGGTATCACCCCCAACGGATTTGGTTATGCACAAGGTTATCTTACCGGATCAACTCATGCACCCAACTGGTTGCCGGTTACACCCGGTGTACAATTTCCGCCTAACTCAGTGTCAGGAGACTACTGTTTGAGACTAGATTATTTCCCCAATCGCCTGTTCCGTTATGATGGGCGCAGATGGATTGCCATTACAGACAATGTACGTACCGATCTTGATTATGCTGCAGAAGCATTGACACAACGAGCCAGCTTTGTAAATAACACTTACACAGTACCTACTACAGACATTGGTAATATTCCTAGTCGCCAAAGTCTTAGTAAGATATTGGAAATTCAACCCGACAACGGTGACCAGGGTGGCGGATTGCCACCTAACCCAAGACCTCCAGGACGCTAATGGCACAATTTTTTTATGATCAGCAACTACGTCGTTTTCTGTTACAGTTTGCTAGAATCTTTTCAAACTTTGACGTTGAGTACGGTGCCAATGAAGCTGGCCAAGGGCCCGGATCAGAAGTAGATACCTTGATACGTGTGCCAGTCCGGTATGGCGATGCTAGTAGGCAAGCCCAAACTATATTGCAAAACAATTCGGCCAACGATATGCCATCAACTCCGATGATGTCATTTTACATTACAGATTTAAAATACGATCGTCCTCGTATGCAAGAGCCGTACTTTGTGAACAATATTGCCGTGCGTCAACGAACCTACGATGTCAATACCGATACCTACGAAACCACACAAGGCAATGCATTTACGATTGAACGTGCAATGCCAGTACCATACGAGATGACCATAAACTTGGATATCTGGACCAGTAATACCAGTCAAAAAATGCAACTGCTAGAACAAATATTAACTTTGTTCAATCCTAGTTTGGAAATTCAAAGTACCGACAACTACATTGACTGGACCAGTTTAACTGTGCTGTACCTTAAAGATGTACGTTGGTCCAGCAGAACTATTCCGGTTGATGCCAGTAATCCCATTGATGTTGCTACACTATCGTTTACATTGCCTATGTGGATTACTCCACCAGCCAAGGTTAAGAAATTGGGTGTGGTTGAACGTATCATTGCCAGTGTGTATGACGCACAAGGTGATCTTGTCAATGCCTTGTCCAACAGTGATTTATTGCTAGGAACTCGTCAACGGATTACACCATATGGTTATCAAGTGTTATTAATCAATAACAAACTACAGGCTCTACGGCAACAACAGACCATCGACGAATCCAACGCCAGTTTGACTCCTCCAGACAGTCCAGACAGTAATTTACTCTGGCACAACGTGGTCAACCTATATGGCACACTAAGACCCGGTATCAGTTATATTACCTTAGAACAACCAGATGGTACCGATGTAAGTGGCACAGTGGCCTATGATCCAACTGATGACAGATTCCTGTTGTTTACGGTCAACGAAGGCACTGTTCCTGGTAATACCTTAGATCCAATTACAGCAGTAATTGACCCGTTAGCAGGTGGCCCCGGTGATGGCCTCTCAGTTGCAACAGCAGGACAACGATACTTGTTTACACAAGCCACCGGCTCTTATAACAATCCAGGACTGACCAATCCTAATTCTTGGGAAGGTGTAAATGGTCAACCGTTGGTTGCACATGCCAATGACATTGTTGAATATGATGGAACACGATGGGTTATTGCCTTTGACAGTACCAGTAGCCCAGACAATATGCAATATGTGACCAACATCACTACAGAATTACAATATCGTTGGACTGGTACAGCTTGGGTCAAGAGTTATCAAGGTTTATATCCGGGAGGACAATGGACTCTGGTATTGTAAGTGCAGTAGGGGTTTGGTTTTACGCCATCAACACCCGCAGGTATCTATATCTCATGCGTAATGATCCTAAACATCCTGGTGCCTGGGGATTACCCGGTGGTAGAGTTGAATCTGGAGAAACATTGTTGGCCGCCATGAATCGTGAGTGCCGAGAAGAAATGGGATTTGTTCCTGAATATTTTAGAATGATTCCGTTGGAAAAATTTACCACCGCAGATTCTGGTTTTGAGTACCACACGTTTTTCTGTATTGTGGATTTTGAATTTCAACCCACGCTTAACGATGAACACATAGGCTATGCCTGGATTGATTCCGGCACTTGGCCTAAACCCATGCATCCTGGCCTATGGTCAACTGTGAATTTTGAAGCTGTGCAAAATAAAATATCAACTATCGAATCCAGTGTTCAGACGTCGCAGTAACTGATAAATTCTCGATAGGTCATAGCTTGGGCATTGGCACAATTGACCCACTCGTCGGGCATGCGTGTGCTTTCACCTATCAAATAAAACTTAACACCTGTGTAGGCCAAAAATATCTGAGTTACGTGCGATGTCCAATTTAAGGTATCGCCGTTGACCAAGTCTGAATATCCTAGCAAGAATATTTCTTGGTGTCCATCAAATGCTGCCAGATACAGTACCAAGGCCAAATCCAACAATCTGGGGTTGTATGGAATTAGATAAAATTCTCCTGGATGTATGATACAATTTCGTGGAGTGGTATAAACAATGTTGTCTCGTTGATATCCACTTTCTAAAATTTTAGGTAATCCATTGGCGTGTGTTTCTACTGTAAAATCCAAACGCATCTCTTGAGCAATTAGACCAGTGCCATATGTTTGTAATTTTTTACTGCCCAACAATCCGCCACGATGACGTTGAAGTCTAGTGTAGTCAAATTCTGGTTTATCCAAGTCTGTGCCAATACAGGCAGCACGGCCTGACAGGTGATGGTTTTCAATTGGGTTTGGGATCCATTGGCGTGTTTCTTCTTTTTTACCATTAGCCCATTTTGATTCAAGGATTACAAACTCGCCAGCGTAGTCTGTTCTGTATCTAGCTTCCATTATAATCTGCCTACGGCTACTTCTATTACTCCTGGTTCTGTTGAATTGTATGCTTCCAATGCTTTACCAACAATGCAACCTGGTTGATATTGATCGATATCTAATGTTGTGGCTACACCTGGGTGATCGCTGGATACCAATCGATCACCTTTGGCAATTGTGCCAACTACTGAACACGGTACTCGACCAACTAGGGCCACTTGTGATGCGTTGGCGCAGTCAAGCGAGCTGTTCATTAAGTAACTTGGATTTGTTGATATAATGCCAGCCACTTGTGTAGAATGGCTTTGAGTGCTGATAGTGATTTCTTTTTCGCCACCAAATACGACCACAGTACCAGGTTCATAGTGTTTATCAGCTGAATACATTTCTGCCAAGTCAGCGTATTGTGATGTTGTGGCTCTGGCAAATATAGTGTTGAAGCCAAATGTGGTACTACCAATATTGGATGTGCCGTTAGCAGTTGGCATAATATTGGCGTTGACAGTGATGTTGCCTGTGCCGTTGGCAGTAAGATTAATATTGCCATTGGCCACTGTTGTTTGTAACTCAAGATTACCTGTATTGTCAACTATTATTCCAGTTACGATCAAATTACCGCCTGCAACGTTACCGGCACTGGTGACATTGCCAGATACACTGAGAGAAACACCATTGTAGGTCTTGTTTGCTAGAGTCTGTGTAGAATTTGCCCCCACCAAGGAAAAGCCGCCGGTGGTTGCTCCATCTGCTACACGCAGGACCCAGTTGGTAGTATCAACTGTAATTTCACCCAAGGCACCAACAAACGCATCATTTTGTGCACCGGTGCCTCGACGGTATTGTACTTGGGTTGACATTAACTTACTCCTAGATTAAACAATTATAATGGAACTTCTTCCCACAAAATATTAGATACTGCAGAATGAGCAACAGGAGTAGTGGTTGCCATTAATGCCAATACATAACCAGGAGGAACAATAATGCTGCCGTCTAAGTTTTCTGTAAATGCTTGCAATACAGGTTGGAAGCCTACCGCGGTGCCAAGCAATGAAGCGTTATAGGCTGCGCCGCCACTTAGACCAGAACCAAAACGTGATACCAGCGTACCATTTAACCCAGTTAGAGCGCCACCGTTGAAATACTGAGCCTGTGAACCAAATGAGGTTAACGTCTTACGGTTGAATGGTGTAGAGACACCAACTGAGAGAGTCGCGGTGTTGGGTGCAGTCATCCAAACATATGGACCAGCACCAGTGGCCTGTAATGCTGTCAATGTAATTGCTAATGTAGCTTGCAATACCACACAGTTTACAGTTGAACCTGTTGGGTTATGTAGTCCTAAAATTGGTGTTGCAGTTGCACCAGTTGTAGCACTTGTAAAAGTTGCAGCAGAAATACTAGTTACAGCAGCAATACCGCCTGAAAACAATGCACCACGATAGGTTTGTTCATAAAAACGTCCGTGTAGTTCGCTAACAATCACATCGCCTAATTGGCCTTGGCGAACCGGTGGGGTTGAGCCTGGGGCAACTGACTGGGTTGACGTTGGTCCTACTTGTCCTTGAATTAACATAAAAATCTCCTTGTAGTATTGTGGTCTACGTTAAAAGTATACTTTATTTAGCATGATCTTAAGGTCATCCTAAACCTGTTGAATCTGGGTTAGTTGCTGGGTTTGTCATATCTCCACGCAATGATTCCATATCTTGACGATTTATTCTAAATTCATCCATTATCATTGTATTTAAAATTTTAAGTTCTGTTAAAATTTGACTTAACAAAATATATTGTGCTTCGTTCATACCGCCACGTTCTAATGCCTGATTGTTGTACAGATTGTTATAGTTTCCGCCAGTTGGTTGTGTTTCATAGTAGATGTTGAGTTCATCATTGGTTGCATAGCTTGATGTGTTAAAGACCAGGGTTAAAATAGGTCCAACAAACAATCCACCATAGGCTGTGGTTCCAGGAGCATAGATAATTTGGTTACGGGTGACGTTGATCACTCCATACAACAAATCGCCTTGAAATCCTGGCAATTGTGAAAAATCCAAGGTGCCTACGTTAGCGACACCTGGGGTAAAAACTGGGTCAAATACTAGTAATTGTTTCATTATTTTTCCTTAGAATGCAAATATATATGCCACAACTTGGTCTTGGTTTGGAACTATGATGTTATTGGAATATACATTAGCTGTAGCTAGTAGATTACCACCTGTAACATTGCCTGTCACGGTGAAGTTGGAGCTGTACACAAAATTGTTGGCCAATTTATCACCGGTTATGGTGTAGGGCGCAATATTATCGTTGACAACCACTCCATCCACAGCAATGCTGCCCAAATCGTAAGTGGTCCCTGAAACGACCTCAGTAACCGCTCCTAGATCTTGTGATTGAGTAACAACCTCAACAACAGTGCCCATGGATCCACCAGTGGCAAATATGCTGGTGCCACTAGAGGTAGAAATTGTCACTGTGGCGTTGGCCGTGTCTGTAGTAAGAGCCAACCCAGTTCCTACTGCCAGTGTCAGCGTTGATGCTATAGTATTGGCAACTACATTACTTTGTCCAGTAACAGCTATGGTTGAAAATGCGTTTATGCCGGTAAGTTGTCTACCATTACCAAGGAAATAACTAGCTGTAATGTTGCCAGTGCTTGAAACTAGTCCACCGGTTAGTACGTTACCACCTGTGATGTTGCCACTTACACTAGCACTTGACCCAGTGATCACACCACCTACAGTACTGGCCGCTGTTTGTGTTCCTGTGACACTGATACTTGTGCCTGTTATGACCCCACCACTTACACTAGTGGCTGTTACTCCACCCGATACACTTACCACAGTTCCTGTATAGTTAGTGGCACTGGTATTGCCAGCAGTGATGTTGCCACTCACTGACAGTGATCCAAGGGTACCAACCGATGTTAGACTTGATGTTATCACACCTGAATTTAATACTGTACCTGTTAGGCTGTTTGCACTTACACTACTTGCTGCTATTCCAGTTAATTGGCTACCATTACCAATAATATAACCTGCCAAAACGTTGCCAGTTCCACTTACATTACCGGATCCAAATAACACATTACCACCAGTAATGTTGCCACTAGTACTCAAACTAGTACCAGTGATAACACCACCCACTGTTGACGCGGCAGTGGTTGTACCTGTAACACTTGTTGACGTACCAGTGATCACACCCCCTACGGTGCTAGCGGCAGTTTGTGTGCCAGTGACACTTGTTGACGTACCAGTGATCACACCCCCTACTACACTTGCTCCAGTTACAGTGCCAGTGACACTAGAACTTGATCCGGTTATTACTCCACCAGCTACACTAGCGGCTGTGACGCCACCAGTAGCACTAACTAACCCACCAGTTCTTATATTACCACCAGTTACGTTAGCAACAACTGATACACCAGTTGAATCAATTTTTACTCGTTCAACCAATCCATTAGTGCCGGTAGCGCCAGGAGTTTTTGTTTGCAGACTAAGATAGGCGGCATAATTACCATCATCAATTCCGGCTATTCTGGCTTCTGCGTTGGCCGCGGCAACTGAAATTTGATAGGTATAAAAATCAATTGCCGATCCAGCACCTGCGCCACCGCCTGTATTAATCAAATTTAACTGAACTTTTGTTGCGGCTGCTAAACTGTTGTTAAGATTCAATGGAGCAACAGTATACCATGTTGGCTGTGCTGGCACAGAGCCAAAGAAAACATTACCTATAAAAGTAGATATGTTAGCTGATCCTGGAATTGTTATGTTTCCACCTGTAATGTTACCAGTA